TGTCTATCCCATCCAAATACACTAGCAACACCGTCTTTAAGTTTATCTGCAAACGATAATTTCTCAAAGTTTTTTTCTTGTACAAGTATATCTGCAATAGTGTCTTTGCCACTGCCAATTAAACCGCAAATACCAATAATCATTATAATTCCTTAACTGTAATATTAATATTATACAGTAAGAATTTATAAAAGTCAAGTATTTTTTTAGCCGATTGTGAAAGTGTAGCCAGTTCCGCCTGCTACTGCTGTAGAAACTTCGCCTTCAAGTTTTTCCATTTCTTGCTGTGCTTCTGCTTTCAAAGCATCACCATTAAGTTGGCCTCCGCCTTGTGGTCCAGCAATAGTAGCAAATTTACTACGTGCTTCACCTAGCATATATTTGCAAGTTGCAACAGTGTAGTCTTTAATCCATTGTTTTGCTAGGTAATCATCTAGTAGTTGTTCATCTGGACGGTAATTATAACACAGTAACATTAATGTTTCTTCTGTACGAGAACGCTGTAATATAGTTAGTTGTTTTGTAGTTGTATTCCATTTGAATTCTATAAAAGATCCAAACATTCTACCTACTAATTCTTGGTACTGACTAAAGAAATCATAAGTTGCTAATCCGCCCATGTTTGAACTTGCTAACAAATATGTATTTGTATACGCTAAGTTAAATGGTTCAAATAGTGTTCCGCCGTCGCCACCGCCTGATCTAGAGCCAATTGATCTACGGAATATTTGACGTACTTCCACAACTTCATTTGGTAAAGTATATGTATTTTGATCAGTCACTGTGGGCATGAAGAAATAACTCTCTTCTACTGAATTATCTGATCTTTGTCTAAATCTTGTAAGTGCTTTTGTAATAGCTGTTTCATAATGCACAGGATCTAATTCAACATCAACCATGCCTCCGCCTAACATAGCGTATACATAGTCAAATACTTCTTGTTTTTTTGTTTTTAGTGTTGCCATACTTATAGTCTCCGTAGTATTTATCGTATTAGTCTACTATCGATAAATATGTGTATGCCGAGACTTAGTTTATATAAACCAGAAAAGGGTAAAGACTTCGAATTCATAGATAATCGCATCTTTGAAATGTTCACTGTAGGTGGTACAGACGTTTTTATTCACAAATATTTAGGGCCTAAAAATCCAAATGAAGCAGATGCGACTGCTGATCAGCCTCGATACGATGCTGTGAAAGAAACTAACATACAAGATATGTTGTTTATGGAAAACAGAGATCGTAAATACGATCCTGATATCTACAGTTTAAGAGGAATATACAATGTACAAGACATAGACTTTAACATGAGTCAGTTTGGCTTATTTTTATCTAATGATACATTGTTTATGACTATACATATATCTTCAAGTGTAAAAACACTTGGTAGGAAAATTATGGCAGGTGACGTTATTGAGCTACCTCATTTGAAAGACGAGTATGCTCTTAATGATTACAGTGTTGCATTAAAACGTTTTTACGTTGTTGAAGATGTTAACCGAGCTGCTGAAGGATTTTCACCTACTTGGTATCCGCATTTGTATAGAGTAAAACTTAAACAAATTATGGATAGTCAAGAATACAAAGAAATACTCGATCTTCCTGCAGAAGAAGGTAATCCAGGTGGCAACACATTGCGAGATTTATTGTCTACTTACGAGCAAGAAATGCAAATTAATAATGCTGTAGTTGCACAAGCGGAAGCCGATGCTGCAAAATCAGGTTATGATACTAGTCATTTTTTTAGTCTTGCTACTGACGACAACGGAGAGGTTGACCTAGTCACTGTAGACACTAACGATTTAGATGCAAGCACAGCAAACGAACTTGCTGATAGAGTAATGAAAACTCCGAAAAGAGAAGGTTACCAAGGTTACTTACTAGGTGACGGTATACCTAGTAATGGTGAAGCATTTGGACACGGTATTACATTCCCGAGCAACAGCGTAGAAGGAGACTTTTTCTTAAGGACAGATTTTATGCCAAATAGATTATTTAGAAATGACGGATCTCGTTGGGTTAAACAAGAAGATTCAGTGCGTATGACACTTACTAATACAAATACAAAATCTACACAAAAAGGCACATTTGTTAATAACACAAACACTGATACAATAGGTGGCGAATCTGTAACTCAAAGACAAAGTTTATCTAAAGCACTTAGACCTAAGGCGGATAATTAATGATAAATTTTATAATTTTTGGCATAGTTGACAATGCAATAATGATTTTAGGCGCAATGACCGGATTAAGTGTGGAAAAATACCTACCATCCGCGCTTCAAAAAGGTATAGGAACAGTTATAGGTGCCGGTATAGGAAATGCTCTAAGTGATTTTATGGGCGGCGCAACCACGGCCAGTTGGGACTTAGCGTTTGGTACAGCTTTTGGATGTATAATAGGATTAGCATTTATCCCTATTTTTCAATACATCACAAAAAACTGGAGTAGCAAATAATGCAACATTTTTATGATGGACAAATACGTAGATATATAACTCAAATTGTCAGACTTATGAGTAACTTTTCTTACAAGGATGGTAGTGATAAGTTAACAGAAGTCCCTGTAATGTACGGTGATATTACCAGACAAGTTGGACACATACTAAGAGATAATTCAGAAAATAAAATTCCTAGTGCACCTCGTATGGCTGTGTATATAACCGGACTGGAAATGGATATGGCTAGATTAAGCGATGCAAGTTATGTTAATAAATTAAACATTAGAGAACGTGCTTACGACAGCAACGGTAAAGAATATTTAAACACCGAAGGTAAAAATTATACAGTTGAACGATTAATGCCAACTCCTTACACACTCAGTGTAAATGTTGACTTGTGGACTACAAATACAGATCAGAAATTGCAATTAATGGAGCAAATTCTAATGCTGTTTAATCCAAGTTTAGAAATACAGACAACAGATAACTATGTAGATTGGACTAGTTTAAGTGTTGTAAATTTAGATACTATTGGTTTTAGTTCAAGAAGTATACCAGTAGGCACAGAAACTGAAATAGACGTTGCTACACTTGGATTTAAAACACCAATATACATTTCACCACCTACGAAAGTAAAAAGACTAGGTGTAGTTACGAGTATTGTTCAGAGTATCTACGATGAATCACGGGGTACTATTGGATTAGAACAAAGCAAACCTGAATTAACTGCATACAGCGATACTGCTGTCCCAAGTGCTGATATACGCACAACTGTTGGCATAACACCAACAGGAGAGATTAACAGAGTCAATAGAAATGCTGGTGCAATTAAAGATAATACAACTAATGTAATTACTAATACTTTTAAGGATTACGGATTACTAATATTAGGCAATAGTGCAAAACTTATAAGACGTGGTGTTGTTGGCGGAGTACTATGGGACGCATATGTTAAATCCTTTCCAGAAATATTTGAAGCAGGCATAACAGAAATACGATTAAAACGTAAAGATTTAACTACAGAAATAGTTGGAACAGTTGCTATAAACACTACAAATCCAAATGAATTAATAGTCAACTGGGATGCAGATACGTTACCTAGTGATACTGTGTTTACCGGACCAAGCGGGGATAGTAATAAAATACATTATATTATTGATCCTCAAAAAACAAGTCCTGCTACACTAAAAACTGCTGGATATAGATTCTTGTTGTTAGACAATAGTATTGGAGATGCAGTTAATACTGATGGTGCTGATGACTGGAAAAACAATGACGGCTCAGATTTTATTGCTAGTGCAAACGACATAGTTGAATGGAGCGGTACTGCATGGCATGTGGTGTTTGATGCAAGTACATATACTGGCACTGCATATACTACTAATCTTAATACAGGCGTACAATACAAATGGGATTCAGGTGAATGGATATTATCATTCGAAGGCGAATATCCAAATGGGACCTGGCGTTTAAAATTCTAGCATAATTATTTGTATGGAAAACATTATTTGTAGTGGAGCATTGTTCTACACATTAGATACACATAGATTTTTGTTTTTGCACCGTACAAAAGGTAAGCAAAGCAATCTTTGGGGATTAGTAGGAGGCACTAACGAGGGCGAAGAAACACCTTGGGAAAGTCTAAAACGTGAAATATCTGAAGAAATTGGCGATGTAAAAATTAAAAAAACTATTCCTTTAGAAACTTTTGTAAGTAACGATGATAAGTTCCAGTTTCATACATATTTGTGTTTAGTTGAAAATGAATTTATTCCTATCCTTAATGATGAACACGACGGATATGCTTGGGTCTCTTTTACAAAATGGCCAAAACCGTTACAC